TCTAGTAGCAAAACTAGTAGTTGTCCAGACTCCGTTATCCCAAGTAGGTATGTTTTCCCAAAATGCTTCCATTACATATCAATTCTTTTATAAGAAAACCAATCAGGTTTTCTCAATGATCCGTTTAAGTATGCTCTTACAGTACTAAAGGGAATACTCAAATATTCAGATAACTCCTTACCTGATCCAAATATATTACCAGTTTTAGTACATTCTATTCTTTTTGCATTATAATGTCTACCTCCAGAAATACTTAAACTAATTTTTTGTTTACAATCAGCAGATAGTAATTTACCTTTTCTAAACTCTGAAATTTTTTGTTTTGTTTCTAAACTATGCTTTTTACCTAAAAAGGTTTGTCTTCCCACTGATGCAATCCCAATTTTTTTTCTAGAGTCAGAAGTATGAATTTTACCAAAAAAATGATTATTTGAACCTATAGTATTTTTTATATACTCTACTCTTATCCTACAATAAGTTCTGGAAGAGGGAGAATACCTTACATTTTGTTTTGTAGTGCACATACTCCATAATGCTCTATACATTGCTGGTGAATCCGGGTAAATATTTACCAATAGTAAATGTGCAATGTAATGTTCTTTAGGTGTGAGCAATACAATATTTGGGTGTTTAGTATTTCTACAATCACCTTCTCCACCAAATGATTTTGGTTTTATATGATGTGCTTCATAGTAAGTATTAGAAGATTTAGTTCTATACTCACCTTTAGCTTTTACCATCAAATCATTATATATTTTTCTATAATCCATTATTGGTCGTATGCAATTCCTTGGCCTCCACGTACTTTGCTTTGTTGTTCTTCCTGAAGATCTTTGTATACTCCTTTGAAAGATTGTCTAATTGCATCAAAGTCTTTGGCAATTGCTCTAATTTGAGCTATGTTACCATCTTTACCATCAGTAATCTGAGTAGTAGATAAGTATCTTGATATTCTATCTAGTGCTTTCTGCATACCCTCATACGCGCGGGAGGTAGGAGTTTCATACATTCTTTGACAGAATCTAAGTGCAGTTACTATATCATCATCTTCTGTAGAGAAGGTTGCTTCTATCTCATTTAATACTATATCTTCTTTATCCATATGTGGGACATTGAAGAAAGGATTCATGTCCGGGTTAGGACAAGTCATGTAAAACAAATACAAGTAAATCTTAAGATAGTCTTCAGGATAATTATCCATTATATCTTTTAGTGATTTAAGTGTATAGCAATGTTCTGTTGGAACAACTATGCCGTTTTGCAAATCAAATAGTTTAGCTATCATTTCTTTTTTATTTGGTCTCGGTTTTCATGTAACCAGTTAATGATGCTGATTACCTCATCTTTCAAATATGGTATTTCAATTGGTATAACTTCTTTAACTACAGGATCACCTTCTGAAGTATACTTTACAATTGGATATCCATACTCATCTTCTCCCTCTGTTTCAAACAGTACATGATGTATAAACATCTTACCCGGTTTTAACTTTGGATTATGTTTGAGTATAATATACATATAAATACTCAACTGTAATGCATAGTGATTAAAATGACAGTCATCTAGATTGTTTACTGGAAAGAGTAGTTTCTCAGATATACCTTCCCAGTTTACATAAGATTCTGTTTTAATCTCTTTGTTAGTCTTGTAGTCTGTAATGTTTACATGATCATTCACTACTTCTACAAGGTCAGACTGTCCGCATATTCCTGCAGACTTTAAAAATACCATATGCTCAGGGTATACCCCTGGATCTAGTTTTTGTGTTGGTGCCTGCTTTAGTCCTTCTATCTCAGCTACCGGAGGTACAACAGGAATAGTTACACCTTCTCTTTCTAAAGAAGCAAGAGAGCATAGATCATACTCTCTTTGATTATGATAATAAGTTCCAAGTGTAGTAGCACGATTTGCTTCATTATCCCATATCTCTAAAATCTTTTCAGGTGGAATACCATACCACTTAGATCTTTTAGAGTTTGTTACTTTAGCTGCTATAGCTTTAGCATCAAAGGGTTTCTTAAAGTTGGAAACAAGTGATGTAACACTTATCCATTTTATGTCATCTGCCTCAATGCTTTTGTAGCTATGATCAGCAGCATTAAATACTATACTCATGCATTCTCTATAATTGAATCAGCTAATGTTTTTGATGCTTCATCATTTGACATAAGCATCTTCCGGATATTAGTTACTTCTTCTTGTGTAAACTTACCCTCTATAGAAAGTATCTTTAGTCTTAGAAACTTGTTTTCTGTTTCTAGTTTAGTAATTCTATCTTCTATAATTTTTAAAGGATTTACCCACGGATCTTCCAGAATTGTGCTCATTCTACTAAATATTCCATCTGATGTAGTAGTAGTTATTGTTTGTCCAGGAATTGTATTAATTACTTTTGTTGGATCCTGAGCTAATATTCCTTGAGCATTATAGTATTTGTTTGGATCTGCATTCATAGTACTAATCTTTAAGGTTATCTAGTTTATCTTCTTCTTCTTCTGATACTACTGCGTACCATCTACCATCAGGACAGTCTGATGAGAGTGATCTTGTTTTAAATGAAAGAGAACATCCACACTGGCCACAGCAAGGTTGTGTGCCCGGTACCATACATTCTTTACCTTCTATATCCTTATGAATACATGACGTACATATATCCATTCTATAAGATGCTATCTCTTCTACAAACTCATCACGGATTACAGAGTTCTTAATTCCCTCCATGATTTGTTTACGGTTCTTCCAAATATCACTTAGCTTTCCTGCCATCTCTAAACTTTTTCTTTTTTTCTTGAAACTCTTCAATATTCTTTCTTGCATGTGCAAGTCTTTCTAACTTACTTTCTGCAACTTTTAAGTTATGATAGTTCTTAAAGGTATCTGTATTATATTCTTTAGAAAGATTTGTATATCTATCTGTCAGTCTATCCACAGATTTTTTAAGAATTATGAAATCTCCTAAACCCACAAGATTTACTTTTGGATGTTCTAAACTTGATAAGTTTTTTCTTACTTCTTTATAATAGAAACTTACTATGTCATCAACTAAAGCTTGAGGAACATTTAGTTCTTCTGCTACTTGCTTAATTATTACTTGTGGCTTCTTGGGTATCATTTCCTAAGAATTTATAGTCAAGTAATACTGTTCCTTCAGTCTGTATTTGTAATGCCGGATTAAGCATAATAACTTTCTTGTTACTAGCATCCTTTATAACAAGCTTATTCTTTTCTGCTTTGTTAATACAGTTACGTACAGTCTGTGGTGTTTTAAAGATCCAATCTTCCTCTGCTGAAGCATCATAACAAAAGTGTGTCAGCTCTATTGGCTGATTGAAGCTAAGCAAGGTAAGACAGTTAAGATCAGATTCACTCACTGCTATACGGTTAATATAGCAATGAGTTAGTATCTGAAATTTTACTACTTCCCACTTAGGCATCCGCACACGCTTCTGTACTTGATTTACTAGAGCCATGATTAGGATTTTTTAAGCTTTCTCTCTTTTTGTTCTTTTTGCAATTCTTCATGTAATTCTTCTGATGATTCAGACTCCTGTGGTGGATTCATCATCATTGCATACTGAAGCTGGTATTGTGCTCTTTCAAAACGAGCCTTGTCAATCTTCATTAGAAGTTCCTCATGTTTATACTGAGCTTCTAGATAAGGAATTGATTCTGTGTAGAACTGTAGCATTTCATCTTTTCTTGCTTGCAATTCTTCATGCGTGAGCTCTTGCTCTTCTACTCTACTTTCCATAATTACTGTATTGGTTTTAGCAAATATACAATAAAAGTTTAAACTTGATATATTTAAAAGTAAAAAACCCAACCAGTTAGACTAGTTGGGTTAAAGTGTTAGTAGAGCGGTTAGCGGTTTTTAATTGTAAAGTTTAGAAGAGTAAACATATAAAACTCTCTTGATATGTCTACTTCTATAATAAAGAAATCAATTGCACCTAATCTAAATCTAATAGCAAACTTGTCCCAAAGTTTGTTTTTTGCTGCCCAACTATTTCTAAACTTCATACTATTCTTTTATTTCAAAGTGCATCCAGTCATAATCTTTTTCTACTCCTAAAGAAATAAACCCATGTTTGTAGAATATATCTATCATAGGCTTGTATTCTGGTCTAGCAAAACGTGCAGTACGTTTTGTTTCTTTTAGTGTATTTCTAGCAGGATCAAGATCTATTGCTATTCCCCAAGCATGTTTACTCCATGAAGCTCCTCCACGCATTTTGCGGTAATTAAAACAACCACCAAAAAGATCAATACCAAGTTCTTTTATTCTTGCTGACCCATAGTGAGAAAGAAGATCATTAAATACAGCAAGAAGGTTGTCAGCTATATCTTTATGACATCTTACTCTACTTGTTGTAGTGTCAGTATCCCATGCTATACGCAATGGATAAGGACATATAATTGTAGTTAAATAGCCGGCTCCTGTTTCATTAGGTTTGCCGTATTTAGCTGTTGCTTGTGCTGTAGTTAACATATTATTTGGTTTTCATCTGGATCTTAACAAGCTCTTGTACCACGTCAGATAGTTCTCCAACTTTAGTTGCCATGTTCTTAATCTCTTGTTGTGTTGTCTCTTGGATCAACTGATATTTAAGACGATGCTCTTGCTCTAGAAGTTCTATTTTACCTCTTAACTTTCCTTGTTCAGTAAAATGATTATGACTGTCATCAGAAAGTTGCTTGATGTCTTTAATAATTGTAGTGTAAGCTGTCCTAGTAAAAAAGCCTATAAGTCCTAATACTGAGGCAACTATGAAAAGAATGACTGGTGTGTCCATGTTTTTTACAAATAAATATAATATAATATAAGTAAAAATACGTACTTATCCTAATCTTCTGACTCTTTTTTGTCTTCTACTGTAAGCTGAGATAATGCTGCGGTCACTCCTCCTACCGCTACTAGATAACCGCTAGCAGTAACTAGAACTGCAGGTAAAGCTACAGGAGCTGCAATAAGAGCTGCACCCAATGCACCTGCTACTAATCCTACACGTTGTACCTTCTTCCAAAATGTTGGAGTCTTAGCACTCCATCTGTCTTTAAGTGTTTTCATAATTATAATGTATATTGATCTCTAATAGATTGTGGTACATTATCTATTGCTTGAAACTCAGCAAATAATAATGGTGTCATTTCTATAATAAAATTAGGTGTTTCTGCTATTGCTGTTGCTTCATCAACAAATGCTTTATAAGTAGCAATATAATCTGCAATTAAAGCACTTGATGGTTTTAAACAAACTTCTGTTTGTCCATCTCTTAAAACAATATAAGAACTTGTTAATGTAAATGTTTCCATATCTATGTTTTTATACTACTATATCTGAACAACCCCATTTGTGTAATTCAAACTGACCTGAGTTTGTTATAGGTGTTCCCATAACTCTTGCAGCTTGAATTGCTAAACCTTGAGTAACAGAAGGTAGATTTGTGGTTATAACTCCCATTGCAATATCTCCTGTTTCAAGATTTATTACTTTGTAAGTTACACTTGTGCTATCTACTTGATTATACAACTCAATTGAATACATTGTACTCATTTCTGCACCTGCTGTTCTATTAGCAGGAAAAGCAGCACCTAAATCAATCTTAGTACAAGTACCTGAAGCATCATTATGCATTACTTGAAGATTAGTATCAGATCCATCACTTCCAACAAATATACAATTAGTAAGTGTACTTACTTGTATTAATCCTGCACCACCCGCAGCTATTTCAGCAGTAGTTCCTACTAACCCAAAGAAGTTTTGACAAGTAGAACCAAATGCTGTGTCTGCTACTCTAAATGTAGTTACAAATCTAAATCCACTAGAAAGATACCATTGAAGATCAGTTGATCTAATACTTGTTACTCTTCCTGTAGATACAATAGATGCAAAATATCTTAATCTTGTAAATCTATTACCAAATAATGTTGTATTAGGCACTACAGCTGAAGCTGAAGCATTATTTAAAGTATTTAGTCCACCAACTGTATCTGCTGTTGTGCTGTCATATCTAAAGGTTCTACCTCTAAATATTTCATTGTTACTAACACTATGAGTATTAAAGGCATCTACAATATTACCAGCTCCATTTTTGTAATAGAGCATATTACTACCCTTGTCATAGAAGTATGTCAACAAAGGAACTGATCCCCAGTCTGCTGACGTATCAGTTACTCTAGTAAACTGTAAACCTACTTGTGGATTATTTATAGTTAATCCATTATAAAATGTTACTGGCATATCTAATTATTTTAATACTTCAACAACTACTGCATCAATAAGTGCTGCATTCAGTTCTGAATAGTCAACTCTAAAGTGATTACCCTCTACATCTGAATAGTCTGCAAACATACCATTAAAAATGCTTATTACTCTATAGTCAGTTGTTGCTGGATTATCAGCGGGTTTCTTAGAGTAAAGGTCATCTACTACTAACTGCACTCCTACAATTGAATCAGTTGCTACCTTCTTATTTTCTGTATCTGTAATGACTTGAGTCTCTCCGTACCCAAATATGTGTAATGTGTTGTAAATTGCCATAGTTTATAATTAAGCGTAAATAACCTCTGTAGTTTCTATTACCGCAGTCCATTTTATATTTGTAGCTGATGCACCAGTAACTGAAACACTTACTCCCCCTCTTGTTGTATTGGCAGTCAAAGTTGGTGTACCCCAAGCTGGTGAATTTGATACTACATTTACATTTGAAACTACTAATGTTGTATTAGCAGCACTTGTTGTTCTTACTACTAACCCATCAATATCCCAAGATGCAACATTTGCAGAACCTGATTGCTTACCTATGATTGTACCTTTGAATCTCATAGCTTGGTTATTTACAAGCAAAAACATATTTGTAGCACCACCTTGAAACTCATCATTTCCATCTGTTGTAATATATGTCAAAGTATTACCTGTAGTTGCTCTTTTCAACATAAATATAGATGCTTGTGAATCACTTCCATTACCGTGTGAACGTCTTGCTCTTATTGTTGATGTTGAAGATTCTAAACCAGTAGCAATAGAATAATCTCCAGCAGCAGTACAAGAATTACCCATAGCTACAGATTCTGTACCTGAAGCTACACTAAGGTAATTTGATGAAAATGAACGTGACCCTGAACTTGTGTTGCTTCTCCCTAAAGATACAGCACCATCCGCTGAAGCCGTAGATGATTGACCAACTGCTAAAGTGTATGTAGATGAAGAAGTTGAAGCACCCAATGCTACTGAATAGTTTCCACTTGCAACAGAATAACCACCACTTGCTAATGAATGCGTTCCACTTGCAGTATTGCCTTGTCCCCCAATAATAGTTGAATAGTTACCACTTGCTACTCTTGTAGCAAAATCTGTTGCTAATTGTAAATCAAGAGCATATTGTCCACGCTTATTCCCTCCAGTACCAGCGTTGTCAGGTATTTTTACTAATAATGCTCCATTACCTTTAGGAATAACAGCAAAGTCTGCATTCGTAACTGCTGAAACAGCCGTTAAACTATCTACAGGAACAGTGGCATTAGGAGCTGCTGTGTTCTGCGCTTCTGTGAAGTAAGTTAAACCTCCCGATGAAGCAGGTGACCATGTACCATTACCACTAGCATCAGACGTAAGTACATATCCTGCTGTAGGAGATGTAGTCATTTGGAAAGTAGTAGTCTTTGTCTTACCACTAACCTCTAACTTCTCACTTGGTGTTACGGTTCCAATACCAACGTTTCCGTTAGCAAGAATTGTCATTATGTTGGTTGCCCAGTTTCTAAATTGAAATAAAGGTCTTGTTACAATAGGAGCAAGTGTATGCAAATGAGCTTGAAAACCAACTACAGGTGTTGTTCCTGAATCTTGCGTTGAATCAATTACACCTGCGTAAGTTACAGCAGTTGCATTTGATGATGAAGCTTGTCTACCAACTATTTTAGGTTGAAAACTTCCATCTGCAGTTGATCCATTTTGTATTGCAAAATAAGCTCCTGCTCCATCAGTAACTTGAAAATATGCAAGGTTTTCATTAGTAGATGGGATAGCTGTACCCATAACGTGTAATGGTACTGAAGGGGTAACATTTATACCTACATTACCATTATCAAAATTTATAGTATTTCCATCTAAGTCAACGGTTCTGTTTGAGTTAACAGTGCCATCTGAATTGTAGATGTTCTTATTTAAATTAATGTCTGTACTCATTTCTTATAGTTTTATCTACTTATTTCTTCCCAATCTACTGAAGCATATGCTCCTAAAGTACCGCCTATTGTATCAATAGCTATTGCAACAACAAATTCAAATGCTGTTCCGGTAAAGCTGTTTCTTTCTAATTGATTAGCAAACAATGCCTCTTTTAGTATATTAATGCTAGGAGATCCTTGGTTTGAAGAGTTTACATATCCTTGTGCTAATAGTCTACCTCCTGCAACTGAAGTACCTGTTATATTATATTCAACAGCTGAATTTGCTCCTACAGGAACCCAAGAGCCTCCTGTTATTGTAGCACTTTGAATCAGCTGCCAAGAGTAGTTTTTACCATTACCCAATCCTAATACAGATATAGCAGTAGCAATAACAATTGCATCCAACTTAGTAGACGTTAACTTTATCCCTATCATTGGATAATAGGTTCCTGCAGCAGCAAATGTTATAGGTGTTGTAATAGGTGTTCCTATTGCTTGCTGTGCACCTCTAAGCTCATATCCACCTTCAGATATAACAGTAGAACATACTTGCTTTAAAGTGCTTGGACTAGCTGTAACACCTGTATTAGTTATCTCATATCTTAATGGAAGTGATGCAGTAGTAATGTAAGTAGATGCAATAAGGTTAGCATGATTAAACTTATGGCAAATAATAAACTGACCATCAATAACAAACCCTAATCTTACAGTACCTTCTCCTAACCACTCAATGTCCATAAACATGATTTGAGCTTTGGTTATATCTAAAGTCACTCCTGAGGGACCGTTGCCATCTAAAGTATCTACACTCCAAGAAGCTTGATCAACTACTGACTCTGTAACTACACCTGTAACTAAACTTCTTTCTACAAAGCTTAAAGTACTATTATTTAATTGAATGTAGATTCCATTATCAGTACCAAAGTATCCTACTCTCTGTCTAAGATTAGTTTGAGCAGGAGCCATTACAAACGTATTCAGAACAAGTAATGATTTACCTGGTTGGTATGAGAACACTTTAAAAGTTTCTCTTAATACTTGTGACCCACTTGTAGTATCTACATTTAGATTTACTAGTCCTTCATTTGCACTAAATACAGCTGCTCCTCCACTTGCAGTAGAAGTGGCCCACAGACCATTGTCTCTGTATCTGTGGGATGAATCAAACAGCGTTAATGGACTTGACACACGTAGCCTACCGAATGCATCAGCAAGCATAGGCTCATTGTTCAAGATAGAAAAACTACTTAACCCGTTATATGTTACAACAGTACTCATTATGAATTAAAGATAATCACTAACTCAGTACCTGTACCATCATAAGTGATAGTATTTGCTGCATAGTAATTATTTATAGATCCTGCTCCAAAATTAAGGGTTTCGCCTGATTTGATTGTTCCTCCTAGTATGGTGCCATTTGCTGCTCCTACATTAGATACAGAAAAGTCATATACTTGTGGAATAATTGTTCCGGCATTTGTAGCTCTAAGCAAATTAGGTGTTCTTTCTACTCCTGCTTGATCTGATGCAATTACCACAGATACACTATCTGCCATAGGTTGCTGACCAATAGGTGAAGTAATTGCTACATCAATCCCTGTAGATATATCATCTATAAGTGCTTGTAAACCTTGTAATACCCTTAACTGGTATGGAAAATTATTACCTTGGTTTCCTGAGTCTTTTAAATTTCCTACTGACATGATAAAAATATATTATACAGTATAATATACTGAATTTTTTTCAGTTATCCAAGTAATAAACAAAAAAGCCGCTTATTCTGCGGCTTCTTGTTTTGGTTCCTCTAGAGAGTAGAGAGTTTGTAATGCTGGAAGTATCTGTGCTATTTCTTGCAGTGTGTATACTCCTTTTAACATACCTTGATTTATTGCTGCTTCAAGGATTTGTCTTGCCTGTTCTAGACTCATATTGCTTGTAATTCAGTTACTTGTAGATCTGTAAGACCTGCAACAAACCACTCTTTACCCATCATAATGCGAATGTGCTCTTCATTACGTGCAAGTGCTGCAGTCTCCTCTTCTGTAAGTGTACCTTTAGCCTTTAGTTCAGTAATGAGGCCTACGCTATCGTATGCCGCTGATACTGATTTAGCTACTTCTTCTGGTGTATAAATAAGTTCCATGATGTAAATATATTAATAATTAAGTTGACAATAAAATTTTGTAATCAGTACCATTAATCTTAACTGTCCAGTAATGTGATTGTGCAGCGGCAGCATTTGTTACTGTACCTGCATTTATACCTGCTGATCCTACAACAAATTGATTATTTGCGGTAGCAGTTGCACCATTTCCTAGTATGACAGATCCATTAAATGCTCCAGAAACAGTGTTTGCACCTACAGCAGTGTTATTACTACCGGATGCAGTAATCAACGCTTGTCTTCCAATTGCTGTATTTCCATTAGCAGTAGTTGCTAATGCCAATGCTGAAGCACCAACGGCAACATTATCAGCACCAGTTGTTATGCCAAATAGTGCTGAATTTCCTAATGCAATATTAGATGTTCCAGTAGTATTTGTTTTTAATGCTTCAGAACCAATAGCAATATTATTACTTACAGTTACAGCTTCTAATGCTGAATAACCAATTGCGATATTATTACTTGCTGTAGAGTTTGAAATTAATGCACTAGCCCCAATTGCAACATTAAAGTTACCTGTTGTGTTATTAAGCATTGCATCATTACCTATTGCTGTATTTGATTGTCCAATAGTATTACTCAACAAAGCTTGACTACCTAATCCTACATTTAAACCACCTGTAGTATTAAATCTTAAAGATCTATAACCTAATGCAACATTATTATTTCCAGTTGTAGTCGCAGCTAAAGTAGTATAACCTACTGCTGTATTATTTGAAGTTCTGTTAAGTTCTAAAGCAGCTTTTCCTACACCTGTATTGTACTCACCTGTTTGATTAAAATATCCAGCGTTGTTACCTAAAAATGTATTATAAGAACCTGTAGTTATATAATATCCTGTATTTGTTCCTAAAGCAACATTATCTAAACCAATAGTATTTTGATAACCGGCATTATGCCCTATAAATATATTAGCTCCACCTGTAGTTGTATTATACCCTGCATAATTACCAATTGCTAAATTTACAACTGCTGAAGATAAATTTCTTAATGCTGTTACACCAATTGCAATATGATCATCTCCTGCAGTTAAGCTTTCTAAAGCAGTACTACCTATAGCAACTATATTGTTTCCAGTAGTGTTTAAGTATAAACTATTCCTACCAATTGCAGTATTACCGCCACCTGTAGTATTTTGTCTCATTGCGTTAGTACCGATAGCAGTATTACCTGTACCTGTACTGGTTAAATATAATGCACTACTACCTATTGCAACATTTGATGTTCCTGTTGTTAGTTGCTCTAACGCACTATTACCAAATGCTGAATTTGAATAACCACTTGTTAAATTTTGTAGAGCACTTCTACCAAACGCTGAGTTTTCAAATCCAAATGTACCTGTACTATTAGCTAATGCCGCAGTACCAAAAGCAGAGTTATTTCCACCATTTGTTGTACTTGATAATGCTGAGGTACCAAAAGCTGTATTACCTGATGCTGTAGCTGATTGTAAGGTTGATTCACCAAATCCACAGTTTTGTAATATATTGCCATTACCATTGCACCAAATAGTTTTGTCTGTTGCATCTGTTTCTACCCATGAAGGTAAGCCAGAACTAACTAATGGGTTACCTGGAGTACCGTCACCTGTAACAGTTGTACCATCAACAGATATTTGAACTACTGGATTTAGAGGATCTGTATTATCTGTATCAAGTCCGGTTACAGATTGTACTGCAGTACCACCACCAATAGCTGAAGCTAGTTCCTGATAAGTAATTGCTGTAGGCTGATAACCTCCTAAGAAGTTTGGATCTCTTGTCCCTAACGGGATAAGATCTGTATCCTCAATTGTAGCCGCAGTCTTTATCTTACGGTTTACAATAAGGTTTAAGAAGTTTGGTAAGTTATTAAACATGACTTATAATTTATTTTCCTGTTGCTCTAATTTTAGCTACTACAACACTTACACCTTCTTGTTCAGGTCGTAAAAGAACAAATGTTCCTACTGCAACTTCACCTATAATGATAGCTTTATTAATTTCATCGTAGTTTTTAAAACTAGGTGTATTTTGAAATCTAGTAAATAAATCTGTAAGGATAGCTGCTTGAGTATCTTCTGAACTTGTTGTTTCATCTAGTCTATAACTTACAAGAGTTACGTTTCTTGTAGTTAAGATTGCCTTATCTGCCATGATGCGTTGTTTTAAATGTTATTACTATCCGTATAGCTCTATCAGATTTCCTGCTGTATCTACTTTAAGTCCTACACCTGGACCACCGTCAAATGCTATGTATGTATCAAGAGTAATGTCTCCATTAGTAATAGCAGTTTGAATATTTACTGTAGATATGTAAGTACCCCATTGTGCAATCCCAAAATATAAAGCAGTCATTGCTTCAGAAATTGTTTTTGCTGAGTTGTTAATACCTGTAGCTTTATAAGTTAAAGCTGTAATGTTTTGCGTGTTAGTATTTTTAAGCGGAGTTGCCATCAGTTCTATTTTTTAAAGTGTTATTAATATTGTGCAAGAATGTTTCCTGCTGTATCTACAAATCTTTCTCTAGGTGCAAATGCAGGACCGTTTACATATATATATGTATCAAGACTAATAGTTCCAGCAGTAAGTGCATTTTGAATATCTACTAAATTAGTGTACAGTGATTCTGCAATTCCAGCAACAAGGTTGCTTAATGCTATAGATTCTTGTAGATCTGTGTTGTTAATTAAGGTTGCTTTATAAAGCAAATCTGTAACATTTTGTTTTGTTACATTGTCATAATAATCTGCCATGACTTTTAAATTTTAAATATTTAAACTTATTTTGTTTCTTTATTTATCTTTTCTGTATAAAGATCAAACCATGTCTTTGGTTTCTCTTCTTTTTTAACTGCAGGCTTTTTAGCAGCCGCAGGTTTCTTTTCTGTTGTCTTTTTAGTACTCATGACTTAGAAGTTATAAAGTTCATAGTATAAGTAAAGCTTTCCTGTAAATTGGTTAGCTCCAGCTACTGCACCATTAGCGTTAAAGATTGCATAGTTTGCACCTGATATAAATCCTGTAGCCATTACATATGGAATGAACGTATCATCAATTGCAGGATTGTAGTATACAGAGAACTGTGAATACACTTTATCAGGATCTGTAAAATCCATATCAGCATTAGTAATGATCAATGGTACTGCAGAAGCAAAGGCTGGTAGCGGATCCGCATCAGCTTCATCTAGTGTAATTTCAATTACTCCTTTCTGAGTAGTAACAGCAACAGTAATTGTAGAAGCTAAGTCTACAGTATAGTATCCGGTGTTTGCTACATCTCCTGCTACTGACAAATCTTTCATTGTCATACCATAGGTCTGATACTGATCATCTCTTTTTTGAAATCCAACATTTGCACCTACTGCAATAAGATCAGTTGTTGCGTCATTAGCTTCCGTTCTAATTAGGTTGCTAGTTTTAATATAAAGCCAATTAAGAATATCCATGATTATAAATAAATTATGTTACAATATAATATACAAAAAAGTTTCCAAAAAACAAAATCCCTGAGATATTTTCCCAGGGATTTTCTTACCTATACTCGCATAGTGAAAATTATAACCGTTTCAAATATAAGCTATTCTACATTTACTGCTACTGGTTCATATGTTTTTTTGAAGATGTCTGGCTTACATGCATAGAACTCACCTTGAACTCCTTTAATAATATAGTCTCCTACTGAAGCTGACATTACTCCTTCTAGAGTATGTATCTTAAGACTGTCTCCGGTAACTATAAAACACTTAGAGCAGAACTCAAGTATCTCTGCTTCATTATCACCCTTCCATTGCGCTGCTTGGATGACCACCGGTTTCTTTCTGTAGAAGGTCACCATTTGATCGCAATGTCACCTTCACTCAACATAAGCTTCATGCCATCTTCAAGCTCTACCTTCTCAGCATTCTGTAAAGATGTAGTAGTTACGTATACCTTATCACCAGGTACTACTTTCTCTACTGTATCTCCAATAGCGTATACTTCTAACTTTGTCCAGAGCTTCATGGCTTCTTGCATAATTTGCTCTTCGTCTTTTGCTGTAAGTTCAATTACAGACTCTTTCTTTTGCGGTACATTAATCAGTACTCTTCTCCCCATCAATTGCATCTTCTGGAATTTTAAATGTTACTACTTTTACTACCATCATCTGTGCGGTAACTATTGCTCCCACTGCTTGGTCAAACAATATACTTGTTACCGGATTCTTATCACTAGTTTGATAAGAGTCTTTTAGAATCTCTGCTAACTCAGAACAGATCTCCTTTACTCTATCTACTCTAGTATCATTTGATGGATTGAATGATCTACCTACTAATAGATCTCCGAACTTTGGCTGTGCCGCCTGCTTCTCTTCTAGTGGCACATAGCGCATACCTTTAATATGACTCATACTATTTGTCTACTGATTACTACTCCGTTTTCATCTTTGATTTCCTCAATATGGCAATGAGGTACAAAGGTGAGTGCTTCTGCTACTGCATATGATCCATCCGGATTCCTTTGTTGAGTAGTCACTTGAACAACTACACCTGATCCAGCTTTCATAGCTTTAGTTGATTTCATCCAGCCTTCTGCTTCAGATGAAGCTTTACAAATTAACTGAAAGGCATCACCATTTCCCCAGAACTGTATATCCTTTACATTCTTGGTGGCACCATTGGCCGTTGTGTTGTGTAATGATTTCATGCGTCATAAGTTTGATTAGTATCCATACCTGAATCTACTCTTGATAGTGCTAGATCATTAAGGATACCTGATTTAACTTGCTCTAGTATTCCTACTAGCATAAGAGGGTTTATCTTATCTCCTCCTCCAATGCGGATCTCAATTCCGTCATTGTCATGCAGTGTTACCTGCAGTACTACAATTGATTCTTCCATTACGTGTTGGTTTTGAGACAAAGATAATATAAAAACAATAAGCTCCAAGTTTCCCGGGAGCTTATTACCTAAATCGTCAAAATCAATGTTTAAAATCAAAAACTATTGGAGAAGTTTGAGATGACACAAATATAAATATATTTTTAATATGCAGTAAAAAAATTATTTTTTCTTTGTTACAGGCCGAGACTCATATGCATCACACTTGTGCCCGGTGGTCTTACATGCAGATACCGTAAGTAATACTACTATCATAATAACTACTCTCATCTTCCCTGCCCTCTATTTAACTTCTTGTAATTCTTGCTAGACTTTAACTTACTTGTCTTTGTCTTAGCATGTACTCCCGGGCGTGATACCTTAATACTTGTGTACCCCCGAGCACTAGATTCCTTAACCTTTGCCATATCTCTTTCTTATAATATACAAATTATTCTTTAGTAAACTCAGTCATATAATTATAATCTGTCTGATATCCTCCGGCATTTTCCACTGAGTACACATTCATATCAATCTTATATCCTGGATTCTTATCTATCCGATTATATGTCCAAGCATTATCAGACCATATGATTCTGTTATTAGGATAGATAAAATAGTTACCGTTATCCATCTTAAATACATGACCACACTTATGCTCTGGAGTCTCAGAGAAATTAGTATCTAACATATTGCGATTCTCATGTGACCAATCAAGAGTAAACATATAAGTACCCGGACGCTTTACACCAGTGATAGAAATAAGATCAGCCCGTAGCCCTGATAACCTCTCTCTAACATTAACATCTATATAAGAAGAAAAGCAATCCCAATATACATGTTCTGTAAGAGGTAAAAGCTCAGCATCTTGTTTCCAACAAAAAGCATGTATAGGTCTTCTAGTCCAGTTAACTCCATTCTCTAGAAAAGCTTCAAACAGGGGAACTCTCTTTTGTATACTAGCAACTGAGTGTACATCCGCTAGAGTAAACTCCCCAACACCTTTTTCATGATTAAACAAAAACTGATTCCTTATAAAACAAGTTATCGTGGGTACATTAGAATTTAAATAAGCCATAATGTAAAGATACCAAAAAGCCCTGGATAAATCCAAGGCTCTTGATCACCTAACACTATTCACTGAAAAATTTTACACCACAAAGATAAGCAAAAAGTCCCAAGCAATACTACCCGGGACTCTCTGTGATATTTAAACTAATCTACCTATGACATTACAAAGATAAAAAAATTTTGGATCCCAAGGAAAAAAAATTTATAACATATTAGAGGATGTGGGTACCCATACACCAGCTGGCCCCGGGGTGCTGCGCGCTAGGGTGTACCCCCTATGCTTGGCTGAGTGAAGGGACAGCTTCATACGTATTGTGAACAATAAATTTTGTACCATGAATGATTTATTCTATCTAGAGTTCTACTCAAGTCTTGATGCAGAGAAATATCTCTGGCTGCTACAATGTGAAGAACAACAATCAGAAATTGATTCTCTCTCTAAATAATTTAGAGAGGGAATCATTCTTATTTAATATACATTAAGACATCTTCTTATGTATTATAAATAATAATATTATGACACAACATCGCGTAATTACAAAAGATTTCATTGCTAAAGCAATAAAAATTATGGAAAGCTTTGATGCATCTTCAGCAATGACCATTGGATCTGATGAGGAATCATATACCTTAACACCAGCACAGATGTTCATCATTGCTGCTGCATTATATCATGCTGACTGCGAAATAGCAGAGGAATGAAATCCAAATAGAAGAGGAATAAAATCCTCTTCTATTTTCTTTTGACATCTTCTTATGTGTTCTAAAATAGAACATATGAAAACAACTAATTTACAAGACAGACTTAAAGTTTGCAAAAGTGCAATGATTAACATTTGTATGAACGGCCTTGCTGTAGAGCATGACCTTATGCAGGCAAGACACAGCGGAGATGTTGAGCAGATTGCAAGGTATGAGAAAATTGCAAAAGAACTTGAGCTCATATCCAATCTGCTAGACGCAGAGATGGATAGACTGTGTGGAGTACACAAGTACAATCCAAACTAAAGGGAGAAATCCCTTTTAGTTTTTTCTTTTGACATCTTCATACTTGTTATAAATAACGCGTTATGAAAACAGAAAAGAATTATGGATTTTTGGCTAAAGCCAAAATCACAGGTGCTAATCTTCCTCAATATAAAGGAGTTATTACCATTGATGGCACTGAATATGAAATTGCCGCATGGATTAAGGAATCCAAGAAAGGTGAGCAATATCTGTCTCTGTCTGCTACAGAGAAAGATGAAGAGTATGTCAAACCTGTAAAGAAAGAGGATGCTCCTAAGAATGGCTTTTTGCCATTCTAGGGAGCAATCCCTTTTTTATTGGACATCTTCTTACATGGATTAAAATCCCTAAATAATAGTATTATGAATGTAACAAAATTTGCAGCAGACTTGATTGAAGAAATCAATGGATTAAACATTCTCATCAATGGAGAGAAGTTGAGTGAGAAAGAAGAGAAAGCTCTTCAGAATGAAACACAAGAGAAGCTTGAAGAAATCAGAGATGCTATGAAGTATCATGAGGTTGTTGGAATTGTGTGGGAACAAGATTAGAGGGAGAGGCTTAGGCCTCTTTCTCTTTTGTCATATTGACATCTTTATACATATAGTAAATATAAGATCATGGAAGAAAATAGATTATCAAAAGAAGAATTAACACAATTGTTTGAGTCATTAGGTATTCGCACTTCATACTTAGAGGATGTACATTCAAAAGAGAATGATATGACATGGGATAGATTCTGTGAAAACAGAAGATTGTGTGGAGACAAATGGGGTACACATAAGTATTATTCTGGCGTAGAAAGAAGAGACTCATGGAGTGACTGGGGAACATATTGGGTTGAAGATCATCCTTTAGTGCAGTATATTCATACTACACATTCAGGATGGAGAAACAATGATGGAACTCATGGAGGGAGACATTATGTAGAAGTGTATTACAAGACAGGGGAGTAAAATCCCCTTTCCTATTTTTTGACATCTTATTACATATTTTAAATCCTTTAAAATATAAGTTATGAAAAAGTTAATCGCGTACAAGAAAGCAGTTAAAGAAGTGGAAACAATGAAAGAGAATAGACAAGCTATCCGTAAAGAGATAGATGAAATCAAGTCTGTTGAAATCAGTTCAAGCTTAACTGTAAACTACTCAAGCAGTGACAAACAATTCGTGTTTGCTATAGGACTATTGAATAGTCAAATTGCATCATGTGCAGAATTGGGACTGGAGAGTAAAGAGTATACAGAGAAGAAAGAGAAAGTTCTGAAGATCTGTAAACTTGCAAAAGAATTGAGAGAGATAGATACTCACGCATATGAGTTAGAACGTTATAAGTCTGATGTCTATCAACTCTTGAGCAAAACAGAACTGTTTGCACTCAAAGTGTATCCAGTGAAGAAATAAGGATTGGGGCCTACGGGCTCCATTCTTTTTTTGTCTGGTAGACATCTTATTACTTATAGTAAACTATAGTTATGGAGAAGAACATTGGAATGAATATCATTGATAACAAAGATTGGGAATGTATAATTGAAGTTAACATACATATACAAATTCAAACAAAGTTGAATCAGTGGAAGCATGAGTATGATATGATTATACTTTCATGTGCACCTGTTAGTGAGAGACATACTCACTTAAGTATCATGCGTAAGAGGAGAGAGTAGGAATACTCTCTTCTTATTTAATCAGCCTGCGGCAGCTTCAGTGACATTATTTAATCTGACTACGTCAGCTTCTTTAGACATCTTCTTACTTATATTGATATATGATTTAAAAACCAAAAACAAAGTCAAATGGAACAAAGCAAATTGAATTTCAGCCAAACTGTAACTCTTATTGAATTCTTGCGTAGCAAAGGAGGTAAGATTCAGGTAAAGAAATCAGCAAAGTCAGGTAAGAGTTTTGCAGATTTCGGAGCAGGTATTACTGCCATGCTTGCAACTGCAATCAACGGAGTGATTAATGCAGGTAATGCCAAAGACCTGTCTGTATCCTATGTTGAATCAGAGGATGGCAAAACTCAAGGGTATATGGTTCACCCTACAGGCGCAGGTGCAGAGGTTGTATCTGAATTCAGCCTTGAGGAAATGCCTGAATTCAAGACAGTCTAATCATACTGTTGGAAAAGACTACTGTAGAAATACAGTAGTCTTTTTTCTTTTCAGGTATTTTAATCTGGCTTCGCCAGCTTCTGACATCTTTTTACGTGGTGTGTGTTTTTATTTTTTTTATATGGTAACATATTGAATATTAAAAGCACAAAGGTATTGGTCGTCAATAGTAAGGAGGCCATGGTCAATGGTCAATGTTAGGAATCCAAGAATGATTTTCAGTGTTTACTGGATACTCACCCCGTAATTTTGGATACTTGTTTAATGTTAGGATTCCAAGAATGAGTGAGTGTGTGGAGGGTTGGGTGTCAATCTATCACTTTAACTAAACATACCTAATACCTTGCAAAATAGTCTACTAAACACCTACATATATTGAGAATATGGCTAAATACACAATATACCTAGACTGTCCTATGTTTAATCACGTAGATGAAATAATGCTTATACACTATAGAGATAACTTAGATACTCTCTTTGTAGATGGTAACTATTATCTCCTCTATAGAGATGTATTAGAGCATCAATTAGAGTATCATATGCTCCGGCTTACTGATTTGGGATATAAAATACTATTCATTAAACCTGTAGAAGAATGAGTAAGTTTAGAATAATCAGTAGAAGACATACTAGTGAATCATACTTTCATTATCCTAAAGGAGGTATGCGTATTGTATATAATCATGCTACTGCAGACATTAATAGTAATTATAGATACTACTCTTATACTACAGATATAGAAGAATTAGAGCATCATGTTCTCCGGATTATGAATGATGGTGCAGAGATAGTAAAAATTGAATAACACCTAATAAAGATGTATAGAATACACTACAAAGGTTATTACCTTAGTCCTATATGTGTAGACTTTGTACACCTACACTGTTATCCTTATGGAGATATGTTATATGCTTATATGGATATACATAAACCATCAGAGTTAGAGCAATATGTACTCTGGATTGTTAATCATGGATTTACTGTTGCTCTTGTAGAAACATTAACGTATGATAAATATGACTAGAATATATTTGTACAGAATACATACACGGTCTTACAATCATCCAATGCCTCTTGTATATATGGTAGTATCTGAAGATTTGGTGACAGAGGTTCTCCGGCTTACAGATAATGGTCATACTATTATCAAAGTAGAATTAATAAATCATGGATAATCCTTTTGGTTTAGATCCTAATGTATTTCATGTATATGAATTTGAAATAGTAAGAAGACCAGCGTATGCCTCTAGTCAACCTTTATTTCTGGAGCGTCCATTGGTATCAACAAATCTTGATAAAAACTATATATGCTACCAAGTAGCAATATGTGCTCAATCAGAATTTGAGGCTGTTATCTTATTACTTGACAAGGGATGTACTCCCGTGAAATTATTATCTACTAATCAGTAACCTTGAACAAATGATAGGTACAGATTAAACTATGTAACTAACACTTACAGAGTGGGAGGCAGTAATCCTCTCCGCAACTTGTGTAGCTAACCAATAATGCTACATTAACTTTAATTACTCTCATCCAAGCAGGTATGCTAAGGGTGCTCCTTGGTCGGTAGCATTCTCTTACGAATCTGAAAGCAAGTTCAAGGGTTGCAACCTTGTGCTTATAGTGATATAAGTATCCAATATTTGGATGAGAGTTTTTATTAATTAGTTGCAACTGTGAGAGTATTTTATTATATTTGTATATGGAAACACTACACATAAACTCAGCATATGAGATAACCAAAAATGGTATAATCTATAAAAAAGGTATTGAAAGGAAACCCTCTATTGATAAAAAAGGTTATCACCATATTACATTAAGTAATAAAGGGCAAAGAAAAACTTATCTTGTACATAGATTAGTTGCACAACAATACCTTTCTAATCCTTTTAACTTAACACAAGTAAATCATATTGACGGTAATAAGTCTAATAATGATTTATCTAATCTTGAGTGGGTAAATGGTAGTACTAATATTTCACATAGTTTTGGTCTTAAATTATCTAATTATAAAGGAGATAAAAATGGTAGAGCTAAACTTACTGAAGCTGAAGTAATACAAATAAAACAATTGTTATTACAAAGTGTAAAGAACAAAGAAATTGCTGATAAATTTGGCATATCTGAGTCTGTTATATGTGATATTAAATATAAAAGAAGATGGTCTCACATTGACTTGTGAGAGTACCATCGGGCACCTGAACGTGATCAGGAGATATGGGAGCATGTGACCATGAAAGAGGCATGCAAAGAAATAACAGGCATAGAAGGTTCCTATACTAGAAACTATGGAAAGCAAATTACCTTCCGCTTGTTTACACTAACCAGAATACCACTTCCTACTTTTCTAAGCAAAGTAGAGAGGTGCTCCGGAGTACATTTGAGTCCAACAATAGCACAATAGTGGTCGCTATGGACAGGTTGGTACCAACATGGAGCACCCTATTTTAACCCATGAGACATAGAAAGTTCCTATTTTCTTGAAAGCAACCTAAATTACTTTCCGTCTCAAAACAAAAAACAGAAAAGCATAGAAACTTCCTATTAACTAGCTATTGATAAGAAACCAGTTTCCGCTTTTCTGTGGTTAATGCACCATTCTCACTTCCCAAGGGTGAGCAGTTGTAATAC